GATCTCCATCTCTTGGCAGCGTGCCACAACAACTTGCTATGCAAGAGGTTGGACACATCTACCGCTGAGATGATGGATGACGAGTCGCTGCTATGAGGGATCTTCCTTGGCTTAACGGGGGTTACATCATAACCCCGAAAAGCGTCTGTACCACAAGCCTCACGGAAATTTCCATTCCCGAAGGTTTTATCGTGGTTCACAAGAAGACCTACTGCACTAAGAATTTTGTGCAGCGCATCAAGTGAATCCACGGGGATAATGATATCATCCCCGTAGACCTGGATGTCCCTTAATCCCTGCCTCCACCGCTTCGGCGGTATCCCTCGCGTATAACAATACGCGGCGAGAGACAACACCAGAAAGGTGATTGACTGGAGAGGAAACGTCAGTGCGGATCCCATGGTGGCGAACTTGCGTAGTTCGATCAACGAAGGGAGCTTCTTATCGATATCGTTACACATGTAACGCGTCCTACAGGCAGCCATAGCCACTAAGAGCGAACTATTTGCTCTAAAGAGGCGTTGGACAAGCCAACAGGACAGTCGGTCGGAAGCTGACTTCAGGTCAACCGTAGCAAGCGAACCATCACGGGAACCAGCGAGGGCCCGACTACCCGAAAGATCCTGCCGACGAAAGTCGACAGAACTTATCTCGTGCAATCGGAGAGACTCGGTAATAAACCGGGCCAAACCCTGTTGAATCCACTGGTTTGACGTAGGTTCCGCGGCGATGAGTCGCGGGCCTTTGCCATCCTTAGGAACTTCAACTAATCGAGATGGGTAATCCACCTCTTTTGGGCCTGTGAACGCCCTATCCAAACCCACTTCCGGCGTGGAAACGCCGAAAGTAAGAAAGGGGAAGGACTCCTCGAGACGGCTAGACCAGGTGGGAAAGCTGTATTTATAGCCTCCACCGCGTCTGAATTCTGCCGTTGCACCGGGTCCATGCCTTGGTCTAAGCTCCTCGAGGTCAAGGACCCCGGGGAAGAGCTCCACCACGAGCCTATCAGCAATCTGCTGGGCGGCAAGAAGTAGTGGGTAGTCTCCTTCAGACACATGCCTGAAGACAGTTGAGCCACCAAGATCGCGTTGATAAAGGTCCAACAAAGACCCACAATCAGCGTGACTGAGGTGATTCGTATTACCAAGCCAGAAATTAGACGGCTTAGGTAAGTGTGACTCGACATCGAAGAACTCCCTAACAAGTTTGATCTTGCTGCGGGGGCTCGGAGATAGCTCAATCTTCTTACCAGCGTAGTAAAGCTGGCGGAGGACGGAGACAAATGCCGGGTCGAGGCTATCAATAGACCTCAACACACCACACTCGTCGAACACCCGTAACCAAATTCCCTGGAAGAGTCTAGGGATCTTGGTTGACTTGCTAGCCGGCCTCGTGAGAGGCAAGTGACGCAAATCCAGACGGCCATCGTCTAGGCTCCGATCTAGGAGCTTACCGATCGATGGGAGCATGACAGTAAAGACTGTCATACCGTGCTCGGCAACTAGGGAAGTGAGCCGCGAAAGATCGCGAACTACTCCTCCAGCGAGTGTTTTGTCGAGCGCCACGGCATCTTCTAAGATGCCGCGGTATAGCAGCAAAAGACTGCTAGCGTGCCATTTAGTCACGCGGATACTCCTATCCGTAAGTGACGCACGTCTGCCACATACCCCCCTAGCCTAGAACGGGCATCGGGGTTACATGGACTTCCTCCCTTATGGAAGGGGAGGACGGAGGGTTGTTACACCCTCCAGGTCAGCAACTGCGACCGAGCCGCACTGATAGAAAGCAGTGCGGGCAAGGCGTTCAGATACTGAGAGGCCACCGTCTGCGAACCGAGCTTCGGCGTCTCGAAAGAGAACGAAGCACGGTAAAGCGAGACGGGGTCCGCCGAAGTGGTGCCGGGAACTTCATACTGCCAAGACACATTGTGTCTGTCATTCTGAAGCTGCCCAGGTCGCTGCGTCTGGAGCTGGTGCCTGATAAACAGGTCCACCTGACCGATGGTCAGGAATGCCCGATACTGCGATCCGAAAGCATCATTGTTGATGTAATTCGCATCATATTCGGCGGTTCCATCATTAATATGTATGATGGAGCCAGGAGTCCAAGAAGCGGCAGCCATAGCTGTCTATCCTCTCACATTGTTGGGCAACCCTTCCGGGAAGCCCCACGCCCTCAGAGATGAGGGTATGTTTGTGAAGCAATGGAGGAGAGGGTCACTAGTTGTTTCGGCCCCAAGAATGGGACCGAATAGACATCCAGAGAAAGCGAAGTAGGTGTACGTTCTTTAGTTACGTACGCATACTCAGCAGGAGATGCTGTGAAGCCGGGACCCGGGCCACTCTCCGTCTCATGACGGTGTGTGGTTAAGGTCTCTAGCATAACACAGCCCCGCTCTTGGTGAATCCCGAGCGAATTTTGTGTCGCTTCGAGATAGTCACCTACGTTGACAAAGTAGTCAACAAACCAAGACCATGGTATCAGCTCCCACACATCTGCGGGAGCTAGACGCCACCCATGCACGGCAAGCCGTGCTTGGCTTAAGATCTGGTCAGCGGGAGGAAGCCCTGGCGAGTCCGCAACCCAGCGGACAGACGCCCACATCTTTCGAGTGGTCGTCTTGATGTCTTTCATCGTTAGAAAGGCTTCCAATGACCAAACCGTAAGGCCCGATTGGACCTGTAGGTTTGTGTCACTCCAAATAACCTCCCGACCACG